TGATACAACACCAGACCATGAATATATGCTTAGAGATGGGTCATATAAAAGAGCTGATGAATTAACTGAAGGACAGTCTTTAATGCCTTTTTATACTCGAATAAGTAATAAAAAACAAGATAGGATTACGGGATATGAAAAAGTTTATAACCCAGCTACTGGTCAGTATAAATTTACTCATACAATGGTTGCACATGAATGTGTTAGAAATTTAGAATATGAAAAGACTGTAGGTGGTCAATTTGATACTCACCATAAAGATTTTAATAAAAAAAATAATCATCCTAATAATTTAGAACGATTAACACATTCTGAGCATTTTAAATTACATTGTGACCATTACGAAAAAATACTTGGTAATCCTGAGGTGATTAAAAAAAGAATGGAAGGTATTGACAGATATCTTAGGTCTGATAAAAGAAGACAAAGGCTATCAGAAGAAATGAAAGGAAAATATCCTAAATATTTTGAAGAGTATAATGGTAGTGATTTACATAATAGACATAATACAATCAGGTCCGAAAAGATGATTAACACATGGGCTTCTGAAAAATACAAGAAAGAGACAAGAGAGTTAATGACTATCAATCTAACCAATGATTCATTTAATCATATAGTGGACATTTTAAAAGCATCAGAAGAGTTTATAGGTATAAATAAACTAAGTAAAATACTTAAGACAGATAATACATTCGTAAATTTATTCTCTGATGGTTATAATCTTAGAAAATCTCCAGTAAAGGCTATTAATCCAACAACACTTAGTAAAATGATTAAAAGAAAGTCTGGAATGGAATATTTTGACTTCCTTTATTCAATTAAACCTGAAATAGTATTAGATGGTGCCTATGTTAAAGCTAAAGCGATTTCAACTAGTAAAATTAATAAAGTTCTTAATCATAAAGTCGTTTCGGTTGTAAGATTAACCGAAACTTCTGACGTGTATTGCTTAGAAGCAGTAGGACCAAATGGAGAACATGATAGACATAATTTTCCAGTATGTGGAAAACAACTTATTGATAATCAAATTGTTAGAAATGGAGTTTATGTTTCCAACTGTAAGTATGGTGATAATATTGTTTACCTACACATTGATGATAAAAATGGTGTATTAGGTGCAAGACAAATGCCAAATTATGAAATGGAGCGTAGAGATGGTAATCTATTTGATATGTTAACACAAAAAGGAGATTTAGACTCAAAAACAGATAGAACTAAATTTTATTGGAGGGGACGTGATGTAGAGTTTAATTCTTGGCAAATGGCACATTTTAGACTTCTTGGTGATGATAGAAGATTACCATATGGTACATCAATGCTTGAAAAAGCAAGACGTATATGGAAACAATTATTATTATCTGAAGATGCTATGTTAGTATATCGTGTTACTAGAGCACCAGAAAGAAGGATTTATAAGATATATGTTGGTAATATTGATGATAAGGACGTTGAGGCATACGTAAATGAAATCGCTAATAGATTTAAACGTGCACCTATGGTTGACCCACAAACAGGTCAAGTAGATTTAAGACTTAATCAATTATCAAATGACCAAGATTATTTCATTCCAGTTAGAAGTGAGGATGCACCAAACCCAATTGATACGCTGCCTGGTGCGGCAAATCTTGACCAAATAGCTGACATTGAATACTTACAGAAAAAATTATTTACAGCGTTAAGAGTTCCTAAACCATTTTTAGGTTTTGATGAAACAACTGGTGATGGTAAAAATTTAGCATTACAAGATATTCGTTTCTCAAGAACAATAAATCGTATTCAACAAACAATGTTGCAAGAATTAAATAAGGTTGTTATTATACATCTTGCAATCTTAGGGTTTGATGAAGACTTAGATAATTTTACACTAACATTAAATAACCCATCAACACAAGCTGAAATGCTTAAGGTTGAACACTTACAGTTAAAAATGACACTTTATAAAGATGCTGTATCTGATGCTGGTAACGGATTTGCTGCAATGTCTATGACTCGTGCAAGACGTGAAATATTTGGTTGGTCAGATAACGAAATCAAACAAGATTTTCTTGAACAACGTATAGAAAAAGCAGCATCAGCTGAATTAGCTAATTCATCTAATGTTATTAAACATACTGGTATGTTTGATGTTGTTGATAGAATATATGGTGATATTAATCTTGCTTTAAAAGGTGGCGGTGCTGCACCAGCTGAAGGTGAAGGTGATAAATCTAGTGGTGGTGGAGGAGCCTCTGGTTTAGGTGGTGGATTTGGTGGTGGAGGTGTAACCCCAGAAGATTTAGATTTTGGAGCTGATACTGGAGCTGAAGCTGGCGCTGAAGCTGGTGCCGAAGCTGGTGCTGGAGCTGAAGCTGGTGCCGAAGCTGGCGCTGAAGCTGGCGCTGAAGCTGGTGCTGAAGCAAGTCCTGAAGCAACAGCTGAAACTGTTAAAAAGATTGAGAAGTTACTAGTTGAGGAGAGAAAAGTTTTAAATGAGAAATTAGCGATGAGACGAAAAAAATATCAAAATAGATTTTTTACAAAATTAATTGAATCGGTTAGTAAGGATGAAATGCCGATTAATAATGTTAAAATGACAGATAAAAATGTTAAGATAAATGAAACAGTAAATTCTATGATAAAAGATATAGATGAAATGTTAGGTCAATAGTAATTTTTAAATTAATAATGATATTTATTATAAAATAAACGAAATGCAAAATTTTGGTAAAATAAAGACAGTTTTTAATAACTTATTAGTTGAAGGTCTTGTGACAAAAGATACTAAAAAGAAAGAGTTATTTAAAATATATGTTAAGACAATAAAGGAGAGTGAAATTCTCAAGACTCAATTTTTAATATATAATAATATTGAAAAAAAGATAGAAAGCGACCCAGTTTCAGCTAACATATATGTAACTGAAAATATTAAATTGCTTGAGAAATATTCAGTGGATAAGATTATAGCTGAAAATAATAAATTAGCTAATCTTATTAAGAATGATGTTAAATTAAATGAGGATTATGATTTGGTAAAATTACATGAATCAATCACCAATTTAATTACAACTAAAAAAACACCAAAAAATATTGATTTAATCACAAAAGAAACTAAGAATGTTATTGACTATATCACAACAAATAAATTAACTGAAATACAAGAGAGTGTTGAATTACCGATAAGCATGCTTAGTAGTTTAATGGCTGAAAAGTATAATGAAAAATACTCATCAATTGATGAAACCGAAAAGAATATCTTAAGGGTTATTTTACAATCGACACCAGAAGAAAGAGTTAATCAATATAAAGAAATGATTGGTGAATGTCTTAGTGTTATTGAGCAATTAGTTTTAAGTGTTGATAAAGAAGCAAAGGATAAATTATTAATGGTTAAGGATAAACTGAATGAGGATGTTGAGATAAACGATAACAACTTTATTAGTAAATTAACTAAGATAATAGAGTTAAAAGATAATTTACAAAATTCAATCTTATGATACAAAAAATGGTTTCAAAAAACGAAAATATTTCTAAACTAAGATGTTTAGTCGAAGAACTTTCAAAGAATGATGTTGTAACAATTGAATATAAGGATTTATTATTAGAAATTAATGACATAATAAATCAAGAAATGTGTCCTTACGAATGTTGTTCCGAAGAAAAACTTTCATGTTACGAGAAATTATTTTCAAAAATAAAGATAATATTAAATGTAATTAAAAATTAATAAGATGGCTGGACAAGAAACTTGGGGCGACTACAGTAAGTTAGTATTAAAAGAGCTAGAAAGATTAAATGAGGGTCAAGAAAAAATGAGAGAAGATATTGATATTCGTTTTAAAGAAATGAATACGATACTTTCTGAATTTAAAAATACTGAAAAGAATGTTTTAGACCATAAAAATTGGATTGAAAAGGTTAATGATGTATGGTCGCCAGCACAAATGAAAGAAGCTAAGGATGAAATTTATAAACAAAAAAATAAATGGATTGCTATGATAGCTATATTGACATTCATCCAAATTATTTTTGGTATTATCTTTACGATGTGGGATAAATTAAAGCATTAATTATTTGACAATATAAAAATAAATGTTTATACTTGTTAAAAAAATGCCAGGTATGAAAAAAGGAAAAGAATTAAAGGTTAACACACTTAAAAATTATAATATAAAATATGGTTGTGTAGATAATTGGGACGCTAAAGCAGTTTATATTAATTTATCGTGTTGGGCCGAACTAAAAGAAGATTTTGAATTAGATTATTTTAGAATTATTAGAGATATTGATAAGCAAATCAGACAGAGTTTATATAAGAAGATTAATAATTCAATTTTTTTAAATGAAAGAACAATTGTTGATTTTGATATTAGAGAGTCAGGTATAAAATTTGGAAAGCGTAGTTTTGCAAATTGTGAAATAACACTTTATACAAAAAATAACATACCAGTTAATTCAGAACTGTTAAGACCATTGTTAGATGATATAACAAATAATATACTAAAAGATATTTTTGAGAAATCAAAATACTTTAATTTTTATAAACGAAAGAAATAAGCCTCATTAATTGAGGCTTTTTTTATTTAGGTACATATTTATTATAATAAAACAATATGGACTTAAAATTAATAAAAGCAGGGGATTCTGGATTTGGTATGTTGATTGAACATGATGCTGGTTATATATCACCATCAGATTCAAGAAATTTAAGCTTGATTAGAGAATTTAAAAAACCAGAATTAGGTAGAGAAAACGATTCACTTATTGTTTATGTTGTCTTACAAAAGTTTGGTGTAAAAAACAGAAATGGTAGAATTTACCCAAAGGAAATCTTAGTAAGACAAAATGAAATTTATCAAGAAGCTATTAGACAACGAAGAGCTATTGGTGAATTAGACCACCCTGAATCATCAATTATTGCTGGTGATAGAATATCACACAACATTATAGAAACTTGGTGGGAAGGCCATACCCTTATTGGTAAGATGGAAATTCTTGTAACCAAGGGTTATTTAGATTATGGTATTGTATCAACTAAGGGTGATGAAGTTGCTAATCTACTTAGAAATAACATTATGATTGGTGTGTCATCAAGAGGTGTTGGTTCGTTAAAAGAAATCAAGGGTGACCTTATTGTTCAAGATGATTTTGAACTTATTTGTTGGGACATTGTGACAGCACCTAGTACCCCTGGTTCATGGATGTTTAAGGATAAATTAGAAGCAAAACCATATGTTGAAAATAGAATTATAACAAAATCAACATTAACTGAAGGTTTAGATAGATTCTTAATTGATTAATTATAAAATTTTTTACTAAATTTTTTTACTAAAAATGACTTTTCACTAATAAATGCATATTTATTATTTAACAACGTGATAGTTATTTAATTATTTATCACAATTTATAAAAACATAAACAATGGCAGAAAAAAAATCAATTTTAGCAGAAGCTCTTTTGGATGCGAAAAAAATCCAAGATGCGTTAAATGCCAATACCAAAGAAATACTTCGTAGCGTAGCTAGAGAAGAAATTGATGGTCTGGTGAAAGAGTCTTTAAATGAAGACTATGAAGAAGAAACTGTCAACGATGACGAAGATGAAACAATTGGTGACGAAGAAGAAACTGATGGTGAAGATTCTGAAGAAGAATTAGAACCAATTGGTGACGAAGAAGGAACTGATGATGAAATCGAAATCGGTGATGAAGATTCTGATGATACCGAAGCTCAAGATTCAGATGAAGTTGGCATGGACCAAGAATTAGGAATGGACTTAGATAGTATCGAGTCGGATGAAGATGAGTTAGACATGACAGGTGCGTCAGATGATGATGTTATCGCTATTTACAAAAAATTAAGTGGTGATGACGAAATTGAAGTTGTAGGTGATGAAGTTCATCTTAATATTTCAGAACCAGGTGAATACATTGTCAAGAAAACTGACTTAGGTATGGATGACATGGATGACATGGATGACATGGATGACATGGATGACATGGATGACATGGATGACATGGATAACATGGAAGAAATGGAAGACAT